AACGGCTTTCAATAGTAATGGTTTTACACTTGGGGGGTCTGGAAATACTAATAATATCGGTAACACCTACGTCTCATCGTCATTCCGCAGGGCAAAAGGGTTCTTTGATGTTGTTACTTGGACAGGGAATGGTAGTGCAAGGACTATCGCTCATTCGTTAGGCAGTATCCCTGGAATGATAATGGTGAAGCAAACTAGTAATTCGACAGCTCAATGGACTATATATCACCGAGGGATTGGTAATACCAAGGCGATGTATTTTACTACTGCTGCTGCATACACTGATTCTGCTTGGTGGAATAATACCTCCCCTACTGCTTCAGTTTTTACTTTAGGGGGGTCTGATAATACTAATAACAACGGTTTAACATACGTAGCCTACGTATTCGCAGGAGGTGAGTCCACAGCCGCTACGGCAGTTTCTGTTGATGGTTTTGATGGTAGTAGATATATGGAAACAGATACTTCTGATTCAGATTTTGCTTTTGGCACAGGTGATTTTACTGTTGAAGGTTGGTATAAATTTAATGATGATAACCAAACTGAAGGTCTTTTTAGTATATCTCCTAATGGAACAGGTGATTTAAATTCAAATTCATCAAGAGCAATTGCAGTTGTATATGATGAAGATCAATTTAAAATGTATGCTGGAAATGTAAATGGCGGTAGTTCTGTAAGTTCTGGTACTTATAAGGTAAGCGAACAGTTATGGTATCACATCGCATATGTTAGACATAGCGGTGTTGCAAAATTATATATAAACGGTCAACTTGTTTGCCAAAAGGATTGCACAGTAAACTGGAGTACTAACAATAAAGTTTTAATTGGTGGTGCTAGTTATAATTTCTATTACCTTGATGGTAAGATTTCTAATTTTAGAGTAGTCAAAGGCACAGCAGTTTATACATCATCATTCAGACCATCAACTGAGCCATTAACGAACATAACCAACACTAAACTCTTATGTTGTCAAAACTCAACAAATTCAGGAACAACAGTAGTACCTAGTGGGGTTGCACTTTCTGCTAGTACGTCTAATTTAGTAGTAACTACAGATAGTCCATTTGACGACCCCGCAGCATTTACCTTTGGAGAGAATGGGGATCAAAACGTAATCAAGTGCGGTACTTATAGTGGAAATGGATCGTCTACAGCAGGTGTAGAAGTAAATCTTGGATGGGAACCTCAGTTCATAATTTTAAAAGAATCGGATAATGCTGGTAATAATTGGTCGATGTGGGACGCAACGAGAGGAATAACAACAGGAGGTGCAGATGCTCTTTTAGAACCTAATAGTAATGGTGCTGAATGGGGTGGTGCTAACTATCTAACAGTAACACCAACTGGTTTCAAACTGGAGTCAGACACTAATAACATTAGTGGTAGAAAGATGATCTACATAGCAATCCGAAGACCTGATGGATCTTGTGGCAAGCCTGCTGAACTTGGTACGGATGTATTCAATATTGATCTAGACGGTACAAATAGTGGAGATCCTTCATGGGTTAGTGGGTTCCCTGTTGATATGCAATTTATAAAAGATAGAGCAGGTACCACATTTACTTGGTTCTTAAGTACACGACTAACACAAGGTAAATATTTATCTACTGCAAGCACTGATGCTCAAAATGCAAATAGTGTTTATTCACACGACTACAACAATGGATGGGGTAATTATTCAAGTGCAAATGGTATAACGTCATGGATGTGGAAGAGACACTCTGGGATGGATGTGGTGGCTTATGCAGGAAATGATGGCAGCGGTAGCAATAGCCAAGCAGTTCCTCATTCCCTCTCGAAAACTCCAGAGATGATTTGGGTCAAATGCAGAACCTCTGCAAAAGATTGGAAAGTGTATCACAAAGGATTGAATAGTGGAACAAGTCCAGAAGATAAACACTTAGTTTTAAATAGTACTGCTGCTGAAGTTGATTCAGTTAATATATGGAATGACACAGCCCCTACGAGTACTCACTTTACTTTATTCAATAATGGTGATGTAAACGATACTGGTAAAGACTACATAGCCATGCTCTTCGCCAGCGTTGACAACATCAGTAAGGTTGGAAATTATACAACAAATTCAACAGGTGCAGTTTCTGTAACGTTAGGATTTCAACCAAGACTTGTTATTATTAAAAGAGCAGATTTAGCTGATACTGGTTGGGTTATATTTGATTCAGCACGAGGATTAAATACAAGTGGCAATAGTGCAATTATGCAGTTAAATGCGAATTATGCTCAAGATAGTAGTGCTGAGCAAATCCTTCGTACTGCTACAGGATTCACGGTATCAGCTTCTGTTACTAATGCAAATATAAAAGGAACCACCAGTTATCCAAACGGTAACTTTATCTATTACGCTCACGCTTAAATGGAAATCCCATCCATCAATTTAGGTAAAGGTAAACTTCCAAGTGCTCTAGATATGCCTAGCATCCCTCTAAAGCAACCAACAGCAGAGATGCCAATATTCCCACCCATTGTCATCCCTCCTGGTAACTTGGAAGCACCAGCTGGAGTAACGCTTGATGAAGCACCAGCAGAAAAAGAAGAAGAAGAAACAGCAACAACTGAACAACCTACACTTCGAGTACCTGTTGTAAAAATAGATCTACCCTTACCTAGCGCAGAAGTCGTAGCTACTGCTACCTATGCAGCTGTTGCAGCTGTAGCCACTACCACCCTTGCTACACCTTTGTTTGACAAACTGAAGAAACAAATCCAAAAGTTCTTACAAAAGAAAGTAGATAAATGGAAGGAAAAACGGAAGAAAAAAAAGGACTCCTCGGAAAGCTGAAAGATGCTGCAGAGGATCAAGAACATCAAATCCAGATCCTCGGAACATTCGTCAGACTTGGCGTTGTGGTGTGGAGTGGATTCATAATTACTATGAATTATGTCGAGATACCTATGGTTAAGAAATCTGGTAACTCAGATATCACGTTCGTTGCCAGTGTATTTACTGGAGCATTAGCAACATTCGGCTTGACCACTGGTAATAACAATAAAAACAAAGGTCCAGTAAATTGTCCTATGGCTAAGAAAAAGGAAGAATGAAGAAATGGCTTTTACTCTTCCTACTGGCATCACCCACGGTAGCAAGAGCAGAATTAGTTCAACCCAACTTCACCCAAGGGTCGATGAACAGTACAACAACGACAACTCAAGAAATAACAGAAGAAATTACAACTACAACCTATGGAGCAGCGTTAAACAAATGGTCTGGGGACAACATAACCCATTCATCAGCCAGCTCTGGGGGAATAGTAGACAGCGATTCAATCTTCAATATGACAACAGCTGGTTCCGACTTCTCACTAGAGGTCGTAACACGAGCAGCGAGTCAGGTAATCGAACTTACAGAGATAGATCGAACTATCGAAACGGACTCTACTACTGTCTCCTTGTCAGTCTTCTCTCAGTAGCTCCTGTTAGAGCTGAAGGTGAAACAAATAACACCTCAAATCCCGTTGCAGCAGCGACTGGAAATGTAACGAATCAAGCGGTCCAATTCCAGAATAATGGTGCTCCTTCAAGGCAGCACTATGGTTCTGGAGTGTCCTGTAATGGAGCTACGATGACATTCAGCCCCTTTTATATGGGTAATCATACAGTTCCATTTGATGAAAACATGAACCAAAGAACCTATACAATAGCTGAAAACTGGGGAGGACAGATTAATTTTATGTTTCCTTTAGATGTATCAGGTTTGCGTCAGTGCAGGCGTAATGCTAAACGCATTGAAGAAAAGATGCGACTTGATTATGAGCTTACTCGTATGTTAAGATGTGCTGAACTCCAACGAAAAGGTTTCATGTTAGCTGAAGGTTCTCGTGTATATACTATGTGTAATGATGTAGTAGCTATTGTTGCATATGAAAAAAAGAAGGAAGCTGCAGTAAAAGAACACTTAGAAACTAATTGTACACAAATTCCAAAAGATAAATTTAAACCATGGCAGAAACAGAAGTATCAGTGTCCGAAGACACCACAGAAACAGAAGTAAAACCTGAAGTAAAGGTTCCTGGTAAAGAATCAGTTAAAGCTAAACGAGGCACACTTGATAAACGTTAACACACATTATAATGAAAATTAAATTAGCAATATTGGCCGCCCTTGTAATTGCTGGTGGTTTTGGAGCACATAAGTATAATCAGTTTAGGAACTCACCTACTGGTACAGTTATAAAACAGCTTCAAGAAAGGAAACAACTAATTGAAAAGTATACAAATCCAACAGAAACCCTATCTATCCCATTTAAAAAATGATCCTAATTATCAAGCCCATCCTTTTCGCCTTCTTGAAATCAGATGCAGTTAAGAACTTAGTAATAGATTTACTAACAGCTTATGTTGCTAGAACTGATAATAAATTAGATGATCAGGCTTTAGAAATTGTTAAAAAGAAACTATTAACTTAATACTATGGTAGCCGGAATTAACGGAGCGTCAAACTCTCCTGCAAATAAAAAGAAAACTACAGATGTAGCATGGTCTCCTGCACCTCCTAAAGAAAATAAAGGAGAAGGTGGATCAGTTGGATTATATATGCTAAAGAGAAAGTACACAAACTACCGAGTAGGTGGTGGTGATAAAACTTTTGAAGAATGGAGAAAAGGAAAATAATGACTGTAATAACTCCTAATACTATACTTCTCCCTATCAATAAAGAGAATGATGACAGTTATGGAGAAGCTGATAATGAAGAATTACTAAGAAGAGGTTGGTCTAAAAAGAAAAAGAAGAAAAGTAAGTACAACCGCAAAGGACCGGAACCAGCATAACTATGGCTAAAGCTAAAGAAGAGAAGTTTGATGAGTTACATAACCTTGTCACTAACGAATTCCTTAAGAGGGTTCGTAGTGGTGAGGCTACTACTCAAGACTTAAAAGCAGCCTGTGATTGGCTTAAGACTAATGACATAACAGGTGTTGCTTATGATGGCAGTCCTATGGACAAGCTAAACAGAATCCTCCCTAAAGTAGATCCTGAACTAGTACAACGGAGGTTATATGGCTCCAAGACGGGCTAAGAACCCAGGTAAGACTTCTAAATACTATCAATCTAAGAAAGGTAGGAAGTCTTACGCTAAACAAAAGAAGAAGCAGAAGAAGATTAACAGTACTGCAGCTAAGAGACAGTATCGTAAATTGTTGTCTCGTAGACGTAGGAAGCTAGGTATTATGGGTAAAGGTGGTAAGGATGTATCTCATAAGGGTAATAGACTTACACTAGAAATACCTAAGAAGAACCGCGCCAGAGGTGGTGCTAAGAGGAAGTAATTATGGGACCATTAGATTTAGCAGATATAGAAGAATTAAAGGTTAAGCAAGGTCAACAAAGAGATAAAGTTGAAAATGCCCCTAAAGATAAAGCTATTAAAGCTACAGATAAAGCTCACAAAGCTGGTAATATTACAGATAGAGAGCATATAGAGAATCTAAAGAATGCTCCTACTCTAATGGAATCAATAATAAATAATATATATAAGGTTAAAGATTTTGCAGTTGATTCTGTAGAAGATGCTAAAGAATTCCAACCTTGGTGGGATGTTGGTGGTAATATCGGAGCATTAGGTGTTAGAGCTATTGATGCAACTATACCAAGAACTCCACAAGAATTACAAGCTGAATTAGTAGAACTTAAAGCAGCAGGAGCTGCATATCCTGCTTTAAAATTAGCAAAAGAAATACCTATAGTTAAAAAAGGTTTAGGTAAACTTGATGAAGCTACAATTGCTTTTAGAACTAATTTATATAATAATATTCACGCATCAATATTTAATCCAGATGGTACTATAGTTAAAAAAGGTAATCAACCTTTAAGATCTGAAAGTTTTGAGTCTTCATCACCTGAACCTAATTGGGGCAGAATAGGTACTCCTCCTCATCCAGGTGAAAAAGTAATGTGGTTAGATAATCTTGCAGATGAAGTATTACTTGATGCTACAGGTAAACACATAGCTCAACGTAAAGAAGCTGGTTACAAATTTTTAGGTAAATTCAGAGCTGAATGGAATAAGTGGTCTAAGGATACTGGTTTTATACAGGAGTTAGCTGATAAACCATCTACAGCTTATGTTGAACATTTAGTCGGTAAGGATAAATATTATGATAGATTCTGGGCATTACCTAACGAAGTAAGATTCAGAAAAGGATCAAGGCATAGCCCTAATAATGTAAGAATCTTGTATAATAATCGTATGAAGTCTTTTAAAGATGCTTCAGAATCTATACTAAAGAAACTGCATAAACCAAAAGATCCCATGGATTTTATTCTTTTAGA